CTAAGAATGGTATTCTTTAGTTACGTCCAGTTGATGCATTGAAGATTCGTAAAGTTCGTCAAATCATCGAAGAAAAAGATCGTGTAACTGGTGCAAAGATTGTAAAAGGGTTCAACGAGTTTTACATCTATCAAGATGTATTGACAACTGGTATTACAACTAGCGGTCAGCGTGGAGCACAAGGTCTTCGCATTGCTAAAGACTCTATCATCTATGTTCCATCTGGTTTAATCGATAGCACATCTAAGAAAGTACTATCATATCTTTACAAGGCATTAAAGCCAGTTAATCAGTTACGTATGATGGAAGACTCATTGGTCATCTATCGTATGGCTCGTGCACCTGAACGTCGTATTTTCTACATTGACGTTGGTAACTTGCCTAAAGGTAAAGCTGAAGCATATCTTCGCGATATCATGGCTAAGTACAAGAATAAGATTGTTTATGATGCCAACACTGGTGAAATCAAAGATGATCGTAAACACATGGCAATGTTGGAAGACTTCTGGCTTCCACGCCGCGAAGGTGGTAAAGGTACTGAAATCTCTACTCTACCAGGTGGTGAAAACCTTGGTCAGATTGAAGACATCATTTATTTCCAGAAAAAGTTATATCGTTCATTGAACGTTCCTATGTCACGTATGGAATCAGAGAATTCTGGTTTCAACCTAGGTCGTTCTAGCGAAATCTCTCGTGATGAATTGAAATTTACAAAGTTTGTTTCTCGCTTGCGTAAACGCTTTGGTGATTTATTCATGCAGATCTTGAAGACACAATTGATCCTAAAAGGTATTATCAATAAGGATGATTGGGAAAAGTTAAAAGATCAAATCAAGATTGACTTCATCAAGGACAACTATTTTGCAGAACTGAAAGAAGGCGAAATTCTTAAAGAACGCATTGGAACTCTGCAAATGCTTGATCCATATGTTGGCAAATACTTCTCTCAAACTTGGGTACGTAAAAATGTATTACGTATGACTGAACAAGAGATCGAAGAAATGGATGAAGAAATTTCTGAAGAAGAAGCACCAGTCTCTGACATGGCAGCAGGTCCAAGTGGCATGGTTGCAGGTGATATGCCTCCACAAGAAGCACCAGTTGCACCTCAACAAGATACGCAACAAGCATCTAATCCATTCGAACCTAAAAATCCATTTAGCCAGTGATGTGTTGAGAAACACGATTTTATAAATATATTGAAAGAGAAAATCATGAGTGATTATGTAAATAACTTGATGAGCGCAATCGAAACTGGTGATCAAGACCAGATGAATGGTGCTTTTAACGATGCAATGTCTGCCAAGATTGGCGAGATGTTACAAGCAAAGAAGATCGAGTTAGCTAAACGCATTTACAATAATGCAGTATCTCCTGAAGTGAATGATGCAGATGATCAAGTAGAAACGGAAGCATCTAATGGAACTGAAGAGATTTAAAGATTATCGAAGCAACGTTATAAATACATACGTTGCGGAAAACGGTAGAGTCCAAGTCAAGATGATTAAGGACTCTTACGTAGTTTGTATTAATGACATCCAAGTTGAGGAGTTCCTCACACTTGAAGCAGCTGAAGAAGTTGCTAGTATTGCGGTTGAATCATTAGGAAATTTAAAACAATGAAGCTAATTACAGAAACGTTAGACTCAGACATTCAAGTAGTGACTGAAGCTAAACAGAACGGCAGTAAAGAATACTTTATCGAAGGTATCTTTATGATGGCTGATTCACAAAACCGCAATGGTCGTATTTACGAATCAAAGATTTTGCATCCTGCTGTAGAAAAATACATCAGTGAGCAAGTGAAAACAGGTCGTGCAGTTGGTGAGTTGAACCACCCAGATGGTCCAACAATCAACCTCGACAAAGTATCTCACCTAATTACAGATCTTCGTATCGAAGGTTCAAATGTGATGGGTAAGGCAAAAATCCTTAACACACCTATGGGTCAAATCGTAAAAGGTTTGCTCGAAGGCGGTGTAAAATTAGGAGTATCATCTCGTGGTATGGGTAGTCTTGAGGCACGTAACGGCGTTAACTATGTGAAGAGCGATTTTCACCTAGCTACTGTCGACATCGTTCAAGATCCATCTGCGCCTGCTGCTTTCGTTAACGGAATCATGGAAGGTGTAGAATGGATTTGTGACAATGGAGTGTTTAAACCTCAGGAAATTGAAAAGATTGAGACTGAAATTAAGAGAACACCTAAGGCTCAGCTTGCTGAAGCACAGATTCGTGTTTTCCAACATTTCCTCTCTAAACTTTAACACTAAGGAGTGATTTGAATGTCACAAAAAGATCTTAAAGATCAACTAGACGAACAGCTTAGTGATGAACAACTCGTTGAAGTTTCTGAGGAACAGCTAGAAGAAGGCAGCGCAGCTGCATCTATCGGTACAAAGGGCGACGCTAAGTCTGCTGACTTTGGCCAAGGTGCAGACTTTGAAGACGACAAGAAGAAAACTCTTGCCGACTTAGGCGCTACTAAGACTGCTGAAGCACCAAAAACTAAATCGGGCATCATTGCAAAGACAGTTGAAAAACTGAACAGTCTAAAAAAGGAAGACCTTCAAGTTATTTACGGTAAACTCTTCGCTGAAGAGGCTGCTGAACAAGAAGTTAAAGCTGAAGAAAAACAAGTCGTTAGCGAAGAACAAGTTCAAGAAGACCTAAAAGCTCTTGTTGAATCTGAAGCTAATCTCTCTGAGGAATTCAAAGAGAAGACTACTGTTTTATTCCAAGCTGCACTAACATCTCGTTTGTCAGAAGAAGTAGAGAAACTAGAAGATCAGTATCAATCTAAGTTAGATGAAGAAGTACAAGGCATTCGTTCAGAACTAGTCGAGAAAATCGACGGTTACTTGAACTATGTTGTTGAACAATGGATGGAAGAAAATGAAGTTGCAGTTGAAACTGGCCTACGTGCTGAGATCGCTGAATCTTTCATTGACTCTCTAAAGACTGTGTTCGTTGAACACTATGTCGAAGTTCCAGAAGGTAAAGCAGATCTAGTCGACGGCTTAGCTGAACAAGTTGAAGAACTTGAAGAACAACTACAAGCAACTACAGAGCAATCTGTTAAGTTGGCAGAGCAAGTTGAAGAACTTACTCGTGAGAAGATTGTTCGTGAAGCTACTGAAGGCATGATCGCAACAGAAGCTGACAAGCTTGCTGGCCTAGTTGAAGGTGTTGACTTTGAAGACGCAGAAGCATTCGCTAAGAAAGTTTCTATCGTTAAAGAAGCACACTTCGCTAAATCTACAACTACTGAAACTATTTCAGAAGAAGTAGAAGAACAACAAACAACTGAAGCTACTACTTCACCACGTATGACAGCATATATGGCTGCCATTTCCCGTACTATTAAGAAATAAAAGGAAAACATAAAATGTTTTTATCAGAACAATCTCAACAAAAATGGTCTGAAGTTCTCGACCACGCAGATCTACCAGCAATCACTGACCCATACAAGCGTGCAGTTACTGCTGTTATCCTAGAAAACCAAGAGAAGGCATTAGCTGAAGAACGTGCTCAAGCAGGTTTCATGACTGAAGCTGCTCACACTAACGCTACTGGCGCTGGCATCTCTAACTTCGACCCAATCTTGATTAGCTTGGTTCGCCGTTCAATGCCTAACCTAATGGCTTATGACATCGCTGGTGTTCAACCAATGTCAGGTCCAACTGGTTTGATCTTCGCTATGAAGTCACGCTACACAGCACAAAACGGTACTGAAGCTTTCTACAACGAAGCTGATACAGACTTCTCTAGCTCTTCATTCAACGGTTCTTCTGGTACTCCAAAGAACGGTACACACGGTGGTGATTCTTCATCTCTTCCAGGTACTGACGCAACTATCAACGCTGGTGGTTCAGGTACTGTTGGTACTACAGGTGCAGATACTGTTGCTGACCCATTCGGTGTTGGTTCAGGTATGACTACAGCTGAAGGTGAAGCACTTGGTGATTCTTCTTCAAACAGCTTCGCACAAATGGCATTCTCAATCGAGAAAGCTACTGTAACTGCACAAACACGTGCATTGAAAGCTGAATACACAATGGAATTGGCACAAGACTTGAAAGCAGTTCATGGTCTTGACGCTGAGACTGAATTGTCTAACATCCTTTCAGCAGAAATCTTGGCTGAAATCAACCGCGAAGTTATTCGTACAATCAACGTTAAAGCTAAGTTAGGTGCTCAAACAGCTAACTGCACAAGCGCTGGTACATTCAACTTGGCAACAGATGCTGACGGCCGTTGGTCAGTTGAAAAGTTCAAAGGTCTTCTAGTTCAACTAGATCGCGAAGCGAACCAAATCGCTAAAGATACACGTCGTGGTAAGGGTAACTTCATCGTTTGTTCATCAGACGTTGCAACTGCTCTAGCTGCTTCTGGTATGTTAGTGTACAACCCATCTATGTCAACAAGCCTACAAGTTGATGACACTGGCAACACATTTGCTGGTACAATCAACGGTCGTATCAAGGTTTATATCGATCCATATGCAACTACAGACTACATCACTGTTGGTTACCGTGGTACAAACCCATACGACGCTGGTCTATTCTACTGCCCATACGTTCCATTGACTATGGTTCGTGCAGTTGACCAAGGTACATTCCAACCAAAAATCGGTTTCAAGACACGTTACGGTATGATTGCAAACCCATTTGCAAACCCAGCTGCATTGTCTAACGGTGTTGGTTTGAACCGTTCTAACGTTTACTTCCGTATCTTCAAAGTTACAGGTTTGTTAGACGCTTAATCTTACACATAACAATAATTATAAGTAAGAACTTAAAGAGGGACTTCGGTCCCTCTTTTTTTCATTTGGGCAACTTATAAATAGTTTCATAGGAGACTATAATGAAAATTATAC